TGTGCGCTCGGCTAATATTTCGTCCTCAATCTTTCGGGTTTCAGACAATGAAGCGTTACGGGCTTTAGCAATGTTTAATTCCCGGTTCAATTGGGCGACACGTTCGTTGCTAACCCGGTTCATTTCGGTTGCCTCGGTTTCCAAATAATCCAACCACGCCTTTTGCGCCTCGTTAAGTTTTTGTTGGTTCTTTGCCGATTTATCGGTATTAGATGCAAACAGAACTAAAGCCCCCACAACCGTAACCAATGCCAACGCCAAAAGAACATACGGATTTGCGGCGGCAATCAGATTGAAAGCCTTTTGCGCAATTGTAGCCGCCAATGTTGCCTTTGTTCCCTGCATGGTAACAAGGCGGTTATAAACTTGCGCTTTGCTCAACGCCGCCATTTGTAGCCGGGAAATACCCAACATGATTGCGGATTGTTTTTGTACTGCGTTTTGTATGGCTTGCACCCCGGTTGTAATGGCTATTGCCGCCTGTAACTTCTTTTGCGCTTCTTGTACGTCCTCACTTTCCGCCCCGAACAATTCCATTGCCCCGGTAAATGCAGCGAACCCACCGGACGCACCCGCCGCAAAACTCAATACGGCATCCAAATTGGACGTATCGGACGCCATGCGGGTAATCTCGGCGGTTGCATCCTTGACGGCATCCCGCAATATTGCGGTTTCTTTGCTCAATTGCTGATATTCGGCGGTTCCTTGTTTGCCCTCCAATCGTAACAATGCTAATTGTTTCGTTTGGTTCTCTATTTGGGTCGTCAAACCCTTTGCGGCATCGGAATAGTTACCCACGTTTAACGACGTTTTCCCGGTCGCTTCCTGTAACCGCTTCATTTCCTCGTAAATCGCTTTTGTTTCGGCAACCAATTTGCGCCCTTCCTCGGTTGCTTCCCGTTCCTCAACCGTCATGTTATTGAGGTATATTTTATTGATTGAGTATTGAGCGGACAAACGATTATATGAACCCTCGGCGGACTGATTTAACCGGGTCGTTAATTTGTTCAACTCGTTTGCCTCCTTTTGGGCTTGCTTCAATTCCGCCAACCGTTTTGCGTTCTCGCTTTCCGCAAACGCCAAATCCTTTGCCGCCCGTGTCAATTTGTCGGTATCGGCGGACGCCCCCCGGATTGTTTTACGTCCGTTCTCGGTCGCCCCGCTTACCCCC